TTATGGTCCCCGAACCGAGGTGCTCTGCCAAGATAAAACTATTGTGTGGATGCGCTACATGGTAGGCAATTTGGTGTGGTGAAAACTTCAGCTTGTTACCTCTCGTAACTTTAAACTCAACTGTAAAATAGAAGAACTTTTCTGTGTATCCCAACACATCTGGCATGCCTGGTATGGCAATATTTTCTATACGATGCCATATTATTTTAGGGTTTGCCCTCTTAACTTTTTGATAAAGTTTTGCTTCTGGGCCACGCATTTTTTCAGAGTTACTCTGGTATGGTAGGAGCCAGTAATATTTGGTTCTTTGTAGTCTTTAAAACAACTCTTATGGAGTCATTACCAATAATATTACTCTCTTGTACTTCTATTCTCCTAATCTCTTCGAGGTGTCCACCAACTTGAACATAGATAGTGGCGTTGCTAACGCCATTACCTTTTGTGCCGTTAGTGAACTGATCAAGATACTGTTGTAGGTGTCTTACGAACATTTATCTCCACATATTGTTTCTTATCATTAGACCATTCTTTAATCTCACAACCTGTAAGTTTTTGTTTTAACTCATGCCATTTTAAAAATATAGGTTCTTCCCCATCAAAGCAAAATACTATCCTCATCCCTACATCTTGACATAAATCTGTATGCCATCTCTCATACATCATCAGGTCATTAATCTTAATCTTGTTGGTTCCTTTGACATGCATATAAGTTAATCTTTGATCGCGTCCGACACAAATATAGTCTGGCATAGATCGAACGACTGGGTGTACATCCCAGAATCTAGGCACTCTGTTATTCTTCTCATCAAAACCCATCCTCCAAAACTGTATGTTCTTTTCTTTACACCAATTCTCAAATCTAATCTCTGCTATGTTTATATTTGAGTTTCTTTCTTGATAACTGTTTGTGCCTTTATCGTTCACACATCACCTTTGTTTCTAAACTCTGTTAACACACCAACTGTTTTTTTCTTTAACTCTTCTAACTCTTTCTTTAATTGGTCTGACATAATTTGATAGTGCTCTGCTTTCTTTTTGTAAAATATATTATCTTTTATAAGATCACCATTTTGTTGTTGATGTTTTTTATTAATAGCCATCAAATCATTTATTCTTCTTTCCAAATCGTTAGGACCTCTATCCTCTTTGGGTGTTACATTTCTAGCTTTCTCTATCTCTGCCCATATCTTGGCAGCATCTTTATTACTTGTTACCATCATTGACAATATATGATTGTTACTCTAAAATGTCAACATGGGACTACCAAAGAGATTGACAGAAATGCAAAAGCGGTTTGCCGAACTATTAGTATTTGGTGGGCCTGATGGACCACTCACAAAATCAGAGGCAGCAAAGCTGGCTGGCTACAGTGAGAAGCGTTGTAGACAAGAAGGATCAGAACTAACCAACCCAAAACTAAACCCACTCGTTGTCAAATACATTGGCGAACTGAGAGAAGAAAGACTCAAAAAGTATGAAGTCAATTATGACACTCATGTGGCAGAACTTGGGCGAATTAAAGACGCCGCTTTGAAGAAGGGTGCTTGGAGTGCTGCAGTGAATGCGGAAACAAACAGAGGCAAAGCAGCAGGATTATATATAGACCGCAAAATAATAAAA